AAAAAAAGAGGGATCCGAAGATCCCCCTTTAAAGTACAAATGTAACTTATTATTCTTAGAATAAGTTTATTACACGAACTCTTCTGTAGTACTTGTTAGCGTTGTCAGTTAATGCACCAACACCTTGCGTAGTACCTTCTGCGAATGGATTAGCAACCATACCGTATCGAGTTTTGAATCCGATTTTTGGTTGGAAGCTATTCTCACCAACAGCACGAACCATTTGTAATGGAACGTATGGGCAGTAGAACAAGCCAGCATCGAATGCGCTAGAACCTTTATATCCAACTACTAGGTAGTTAGAGCCAGCGAATGGATCGATGTACACTTTGAATCTTCCGTTAAGAACACCAGCAAAAGTATTACCAGTATCATCAACTTCAAGAGTGTTAGAGTTAAGAGCAGGTGCGTAATCTAGTACACCAGCCATTTGCAATGCAGATGCAACGTCTGAAGAACAGATAACCATGTTACCTTTCCCTCTACGAGTACCCTTTGCAATAGCGTTTGCTTCTTGCTCAATCTGGAACATAAGTCCCTTGAACTTCTCTACAGACCAACGACCGTTAGCGTCAACATCTAAGTCGAAAACACCAGCAGCAGCAGTACCAGGGGCACCAGCTTCAGCAGTCTTGTAAATTGTACGAACAACTTCTCTGTTGATTTCCGTTAGGATCTCAGATTGAAGAATGTTAGCAAGTTCAGTTTCAGCGTCTAAGCCATGAACAGCACGTAAGTCCTGAGCAAGCTCAGTAGTGTATTCAGCTTTTAGAGCTCTAGTTTTTGCAGCAACAGTTACTTTCTCGATTGAGAAGGCCATTTCTGCGTAGCCAGCTCCAGCTCCATCACCAAGTGCTTCACCAGCGCCTGTTCCAAGTCCAGTACCAGATGTTACTAGAGCAGGGTTAGCGTTAGGTAAAGTGTTAGCGTGAGTGCCGTCACCAGAGAAGTCAGTATCCGCTTCCGCGTAGAATGCTTCATCACCGTTTTGTGCGCCGTATCTTGCTCTCATAGCAAAGATTAGACCAGTAGGACCGGTCATAGGCTGTACGCCACAGATGTCATATGCGATTAGGTTAGGAACCGCTCTTCGTACCAAACTTATAAGAATTGGATCATAACCGGCAGTAGGACCGCCTGCTGCTGAACCAGCTCCGAAACCACCTGTTCCAGCATCGTTTGTTGGTGATGCTTCTGAAAGTAGGCTTGTCATATTTGCTGATAAATCACCAGTTTCTGACAGAGCTCTCTCTGTGTTTTCGAGGATTGTTGCTGTTACCGCTTTCTTATGAGAATCAGTAATAGGCGAAAAAGATGCATGCTCTAAGATAGGGCTCCACTTTTCAACCAATGCTTGATAGTTACTCATATCTATCTCCTTTTGTATTAAATTAAATTAAGTTTTTTTAAACAAACCAATTTTAATTATTCTTTACTTCTTAATGTTGAAAGCTTCAACTAGAGCATTTATAGAAGTGTAATCAGAAGTTGGTTTTTGCACTTCCTGTTCTTCTAGAATAATTTCGTCTTCTTCGACATCCTCTACCTTAGGAGTAGCAATTTTGCCCTCGCTAAAGAAGGATTCCTTGATTACTGAAAGATTTTCTGCATAAGCGTCTGCATCTTCAACGTCAAGTTTTTCAGAAAGTATTTTAAAACGTTCTATCTGGTTTTCAGATAAACCACTTACCATACCTTCAAATACCTTTACAGCCTTCATAGAAGAAATAACACCTTTAAGTTCAATATTTTCATTGACTACAGTATTAGTACCTTCTTCAAGTTCTGAAACCTGCTTTTCTAAACTCTCAACTACATCAAAAGTCTCTTCCGATACTTCGATGTTGTGCTCAGTGAAAAGACCTTTAAGACCGTCTAGTAGAGATTCTGCCATTTCAACTTTAATACCAGCTTCTACAGCGATTTTATTCTCTTCCATCCACTCACCAACAACGTAGTCTAGATATTTGTCTACATTTTCAACAACATCCTTCATACGGTTATCAATAGCTTCACTTAGTTCAGTTTCGAGTTTACTTTCTAGATCTTCTTTCAAAGAGTCTGTCTTTGATGCAACTTGCTCATTAACAGCTGCTTCGAATACTAGTTTAATATTTGCTTTAAATTCTTCTGAAAGATCAGTACCTTCAAAAATTGATTCGATTGAATTTTCAATCTGTACAACTTCTTCAACAACTTCGTCAGTAGTTTCTACTTCTTCAGCAGTTGGTACTTTCTCACCGGCTTTTTCTTGACCAGGAGTCTTTACATCTGATTTCTTTTTAGCTTCGACTTCGCCCTTCTTCTTCTTAACAATTTCTCCACCTTCAGGCTTTACAGGCTGAGGTACTTCTGAGTAACCGTCGTCAGCAACGAATTTAGTTTTGTCGTCTGCCATAATTATTTCTCCTTTAATATCTATTTAAATACTTAAACTTATTGTAAATTGTTTCTTAACAAATTATTTATTAATTGTTTAATCTCTTAAAGAACGAATAAATGATTGAAACATCCTTTGGGCGGTTGCTTCATCAATTGTTCGCACTACACGATTAACTTTTCTCTCTACTTCTTCTACAATCTCTTCGATAGCTTCAGCTACTGCTTGAGGCCTCCAAGATGAAGAAGCAATATCGTAATAATATTCTCTATTCTCCATAATGCCATTCACAAATGCATTAGGAGCTGAAGGATCAGTTACAATATCTACAGTAGCAAGATGAAAGTCTTTTTGAACTTCCATAACACCGTCTGCCAATTGTTTTACTGAACCCAATCCTCTGGTTGAAACTCCGATTTTAACGCCTTCGTCAAGCAAAGATTTAACAATCTCACCCATTGGAGTGGATAAGATTTTTGCTTTACCGTAAAAGTCATTGCCTTCACGTCTCATTGAAGTAATTAGGTGTGATACTCTATCACCGTTAATAGTTGGTCCGTCTGGGTGACCCAGTTCTCCAAGTGCACGCTTTGGTTGAATAAATTCTTTGTCATAGCGCGCCATCTCTTTCTCAAGAGTTTCACTCGGATAAGTACGTCCGTTTCTATTCTTTAGATCACCTTGCATGAATATACCTTCGATAAAGTGGGACTTAGTTCCGTCTTCTTTAGCTTCAGTAATCACTTCAAGATTGTCGTTTAATTCTGTAATAAGTTTCATAATTACACCTTAATTATAATTTCTTTATTTTATTTATAACTTTCGTTATATTCTAGCGTCATAGTAATTCTTATTCAGTTCGCCACGCTCTGCAGTCTCGCCCTTTTTTCTACACTTAACATAAGTAAGCTGAGCGTTACCACCAGTTGGAGTATATGTTCTAACACCAGCTGCAGTTGTTCCATTGGCATCCGCATATGTATCTGCTGCTGTTGCTGCATTATCATATTGCCAAATAGCGTTCGATCCTGGTACGTCAACCCAAGCCATTCTTTAAACTCCGGCCTGAGTAGCAAATTTTAAGATTTCGCCAAATCCTTTTTTGTCTTTCATCATGCTAGTTTCCATCTCTTTACGATTTTTAGGATTTAATCCTTTCATCATCGCGTTAAGAGCCTTAACATCTTTAAAATCTAATTTAACCGATTGACCATTCTTAAGTCTTATATTACCCGGCTTGAAATTGGCTTCTATTAAGGAGCTTTTTTTTTCTAAAGATTCTGTTTTAACACCAACAGATTTAGCTAATCCTTTATGTACATCAGCAGCATCATCAGCATCACCGTAGTGACTTACAGCAAATTTCCAAACATCTTTCGGTTCGCCACTTACAAATGCTTGTCCATTACCGTGCATTGAGATTTTAACATTGAATCTTTTCTCGTGAGAAGCTTTTTGACCATCGCTACCAATATAATCTACGTCAATTTTAGATTCGCTTAAGTCAAACTTTTCTGTTATTTGGCCGGTCACTTCAACTTCTTCATACATTCCTGAGTTGATATATCCAGCTTCTAAATCAACATCGACTGCATCATCATCGCCTTCAATATCATCGTCGTCTTTGTCTAAGTCGATTGCTTTATTTGTGATTTCGTTTCCTTTAGCATAAGCGTATAGGGATTTTACTTGACTAAATACTTGTGCTAATTTTGACTGCCACCATTCTTCTGGATCCAAACCATCAATTTCTAAATACTCTTGGATTTCTTCAGAAGCGTAACATATAAAGTTGAGTTGCTTCATCATCATAGAGATTTCTTCTTGGGGACTTTCCAGAAGATCCTCTGAATGAGATACTTTACTCATTAGACTTTTAAATGAAATTGAGTTGCTTTCGTTTTGACGCTTAAGCACTGCAGCAACTTGAGGGTGTCTAGATAAACCTTTTGCAAGTTTATTGATAGCTGTAACTGCACCTGTCATGTTACCACCAGCATATCTCTTATCAGAAGCAATACCAACGGCCATCTTAACATCTCTATCAGAGAAGCGTTCGATTCCTGTCTCTTCTTCAGATTCGTCTATATTACGAGGCATTTTAAAAGCTTTCTTTTTCTGTGCCTTGTCATATGCTTGATCGTAGTTACTAACATCATCTTCTTGGTCAGCAGGCCTTTTCTTTTTTGTTACGCCTGGAATTTCTCCAGTATGAACAAAGTCTGGCGCGACTGGATGTTTTATCAACTCAATCTTATGCTGATCTTTAAATGCTCTCTCTTCTGGCGATTTTGGTTGCGCCACCTCTGAAAGCAGGTCTTTAAAGTGTTTCATATTTAGTCCCTATTTAATCTTATCTAATCTATATTTATTATCAATTTAAATTCGTCTAGAAAGAAGTATCCTCTTCTCCTTCATCTTCTGAAGGGGCTTCTTCTTTTTCTTTTTCCATCTGATCAGTCATTTCTATAAATTCTTCTTCTGTCATCTGAAGAATATTTCTAATGACCCATTCTCTAGAATAATACTTTCCGATATTATCTTCAATATCTCTGAGTGTAGTCATGCGCTCACGTAATATTTCAGATTGTTTCAGCTCATCGTAATAATTATCTCTAGCAAATTCGTATCTAATATCATTACGTATAGCATCAAATTCTTCAGGTGTTAAAACACCCGTTAAAATTAACTGTTTCTCTAGGATAGTAGTAAACAACCAAGAAAAACGTGATCTAAGTCTTTTGATAAACTTACCAAACTTAAGTTCATCACGTGTAATTTCTGAAGCTCTACCAAAGGTCGCTTGACTCTCTGGCTCTAAACGTGTTAAAGGTACTTTCAACGCTTTATATAACTTACGTTGGAAGTACAACATGTTTGTATCATCACTTAAACCAGCAGCTGAGCCTCCGGCCAGTGTATCAACTTCAGTTGTTCGTTCACCACCTCTTCGTGGGAACCAAAAATCTTCAGTCATTGTCATCATTTTGCGAGAATCATTAATCTCACCAGTTGATGAATTATATTGAAGCTTATTTTTATGGCGAGTCATCATATCTCTAAGATATTGCTCTGCCTTAGCTTTCGGTAAATTACCGACATCAATATAAAAAATTCTTCTTTCAGGTGCTCTTGTTAATGTGTAAATAACAGTAGCATCTTCTAACATACGTAGTTGGTTTAATGGCTTAATTGCAGGATGTAAATGAGATAATACTAAACTATTATTTTCATTCATCATGCCAGATGTTACTCTAGCTATACTATCCTTAGTAATCTTAAAGCCTGTCGTTGAACCATCTCCACCAGACTTGTTAGAACCAAACCCACTTTCTGAGTACATATAATACTCATTCTTAATCTTTTTAGTAGGGACTCCACTATGAGGATCCTTACTCTTTTTATCAACTTCACGTATTAGTTTCAGTTTTCTAGGGTCGCAGTATCTTAATTCTATGATACCTTTTCTTAAATCCTTAGGATTAATTACTATGTGATAGTTTAATCTACCATCAACATAGAACTTCTGAAACATGTCATAACCGTTATTAGCTATGTCCATCATGGCCAATACGTTGTCAAATTCTTCTACAATTCGCTCTTTTACTTTATCAGGTAAGTCAGCCTCACCTAAAGTAACTTTAACAACGCTTTCATCAACATCAACAGATATCGCTTCGTTAACTACGTCGTCAATAGCCTGAGCAATTTCAGGCTGCATCGCCATATTTCTATACTTTGTGATAAGTTCAGATTCAGTCTTAGCTGCACCTTCCATATCAAGTATAGTACTATAAAAACCGCCAAGTGAATTACCACTAACGGTAATTGCACCATCGTCATTTTGTGGGGCCACAAACGATGCAACATCTTTGTTACTCTCGTCTTGTGGCCTCGATATATCAAAACCAAATAATTTCATATTATATTACCTAAATTAGGTTGTAGGAATTCCAGTAGAGCCTTCTACTCGCCAGAAGTCATAACTAAAGTTGACCGTAAATTCTTCGATCTGATCAGTTGTGCCCCAGTCCATAGTAATCTGGTCTACTTGAGTTGGATACATTCCTTCAAAGACGTAAGTTCTAATTGCGTCGCCATCTTTACTATATTGTGTTATAATGCCGTTAGATTTGTAATCTTGTGGTAAGGCACGTAGGTTGCTATCATGTGTATTAATAGCATTCATCCAAGCTTCCATACCATTTCTAACTACAAAATCTTCGTCGTTAATACAAGTTACTGTCCAATCTGCAAATGTTCTATCACCTGCGTACTTAATCTGTCTTCCGAAGTAGTTAGCATTAAAGGAACCCACGGTAGAGGCTGGTAAACCAGCAGCTCGTACCATGAATGGAACTTTAAAATCTGCTTCAGGAGCAACAGGGTTAAGAATTTGAACTTGGAACAGACTTGGACGGGCACCGCCACCAGTTAACTGTGACTTAAATTCGTTAATGTTAAATGCCATGTTCGTATTCTCCTTTTATATTATTTATTAACCGATTGAGCCGACAATTTCTTCAAACTCAATCCCACTTCGTGTTGCCACAAAGGTTAATTCAATAACGTTAATTGAGCGGGCCGGTTTAATAAAGATATTAGCTTTAAATTTACCTTGATCAATTACCGCAGGAGTATTAACAGTAGCGTCAGCAATAACTCTAAAGTCAATTATACCTCTTCGTCCTTGAATTTCTCTTAGGAAAGGTTCAACGATATTCTTAAACTGTGTTTGAGAAAATTCGTCGTTTAATTCAAACAAGAATGTTTGAGCTGCATTGGCAATCGCCTTTTCAACCGAGATAAACAATCTTCGTACATTTAATCTGTCAAATGCTGAAGTTAAACCAAGTCCTGTTTTATCACCAAATAGTACAATTCCTTGACCTACTTGACTCATCACTGGGTTAATATCTTTGCTGTATAGTTGATCTCTATGAGCTTTATTAGGATTAAACGCAAGTTTAACAACATTCTTGATTACGCCCTTACGGAAACCAGCAGGAGATTCAAAAGGTTCAACTCTTGAAGCCAGACCAGCAGTATCACCGTTAAGTGGTACCCAACGATAGAAGTCATTATACTTATCGTATCTGTACTTATATCCAGAATCCATAAACCAGTATGAGCTATTCTGAAGCGTATTTCTATATGCAATTGTTTTGGTAAGTTTTGCGTTTGTTTTATTTTCGTCTACTACTGCTTCTTTAGAAGGTGATAGGAATGCAACACAATCTTTTCTATAATCTGAGATATTAGAAATGATATAGTTAGCAAGGTTACCTGAGTTGTCACCTTTACCTTGAAGAATGAATGAAACATCAATTTCATTTGACGCTTTAAACAAGTCGTAACCAGCTGCTTTAGCAGCAAGAGATGTAGCTGATTCAGAAGTACCTGAAGTACCACTTGCTAAACTCTCGTATGTGCTGTATTG